ACCTAATTCAATGTTGAATAATTCATCGGGTGTTGCTTCGGATAAATCTACCCAGCCAGCACCTTCGTTATCCATACGAAAAATTTCAATGTATCCCATTATTCAGCACACTCACATTCTTTAGAGTAATCAAATTCGCAATAATAGCAACCCATAATTTCGCCGTGTTCTTTACAAGAGTGGCGGAATTGTTGTTCATCACAACAGAAAAATAGCAAATCGTGAATTAGATAAAATTCGTTTTGGTCAATTACATCAGATGAAAAACTTTTCATTTATTCACCAACCTTTACTGCGATTGTTGCGAATTTATTTCGCAAGCCACCAGCATTTATTTCGATTAGATACGCTTCAGTTTTATCGCCATACCAAATTTCAGGGCGAGCCTTAGCAGAAATAATTTCACCAGAAAAGTGGCGAGAATTAGAGCGATAGTTTTTTCCTACAAGTAGGCTTTCGATTGTGTATAGTTTAGTTGCCATTAGTGGCACCTTCTTTCGTTGTTGTTGTTATGGACATTGTAGCAGTTAGCACTGACAAGGCTTCTGCCTTGCTTGCTTGACGGGTGGCGGTAATGTGCGCCTTGAATTCGTCTAGGTTCATTTCTGACCTTCTTTCGTTGTTGTTATAGTAGACATTATACACGAGCCCACTGACATTTTCACATTACTAGCCAGTAAGTCCACATAGTAAGACGCTCAACCTATGTGATACTAATCACACAAATATGTCCGATATGTCTGTCAAATCGACACGCCGCAAATTCAAGGGTGATTTTTATCACGCCCTTAACGACACGCCCGACCCCGTGCCTGTGTGCGGGATCAGCTTGATTTTGTCAAGCCGACACGCCGTTATTTATTTATTCATTTTCTAATTCCGCTAAATAATCTTGATGCTCTACTAATCCAATCGCAAACGCAACGGGATCGCAACACTCTAGAATTTCGGCGGGTGTAAAAGTTGAGTAACCGATTTTTACAGTTGGATAAAGGTCATTTAGTAAATCTATAAAACTATCTTTGACATCTAAATCTTTCTCAAATTGTGACTTAGTCATTTAGTCCCCCATTTTTTATATCTTTGATTACGGCAATTAGTAGCGGGATAGTTACGCCCGCTAGTAGTAATTGGACGGCGGTAGTTAGTAGGCGATTAGTAGTCATTATGCGTTAGCCTTATCTCTTAGTAGTGTTATAGCGCTATCTATTTGGTTATACGCATTAGCGCAAGAGTAGCAATAGGTTTCGGTTACTATCCCGCCTAGCATTAGCGCATCTATACCGCTATAAACTAAATCGGTATTATTACAGTTGATTACTTTACATTCTTTCATTACTTATTCTTCTTTCTCTTATAAATCTTATAGGCGATTAGTGCTAGGGTGGTAAGGATAATAGTGTGCCAAGGTAGATAGATAGCCCCTAAGAAACTATCTAACTCAAATCCGTATTCGTTAGTTATGTGTAACTCAAATCCGTTAGGTATCATTATTAGTTATCCCAATCTAGTGTTAGTGATTTAGATAGTTCATCTTCATCAAAGTCATTTACATCTAGAAGGCTTATGTTGCCTTCTGCTAGTGCCTTATTATAGGCTTCTTCTTCTTCTAGATAGACATAAGCGTCCGCTACATCTGCCTGAATAGTATCCCATTTAGTCATCATTACATTTCAACCTTTCGTAGGTGTGCTACTACACCTTTAGAAACCTTTTGTAGGTCTGCTACGACCTTATTCATTTCATCTGCTGATGAAGCCTTGAAATCAACGCCTAGTAGTTGAGCGCCGTCCCATATTGAGTATGTTATTGTCATTATCTGTTCTTCTTTCGTTAGTAGTTAGTTAGTTGTTGAGCGGTTATTTGCTAGGCTCACCTTTCGGATTATTTGCTAGGCTCACGCTCTAATTCTTATTTAGTTGTTATGCTGTAATTGTAGCCGATAGGGCTGACATTTACAAGCGACACGCCGTTAGGCGCTAGTGTGATTTATACCACACAAGGCTCAATGGTAAAGTCCTCGTCATTTCCGACATAGACCTCGCCCTTGCCGTGGCAATTTGAGCAATAGGTAGGGAGAGAGTATAGGTGTTTTAGCAACGCCTTTCTCTCATAGGTAGTCAATTCGGGGTGGTTAGACTTCACGCCCCCGTGTTGATATTCATAGACAATTTTGTCTAGTGTATTTTGAGTGAGCATTTGATTGCTCCTTTCTTTAGCGGATTTCTTTACCGCTTGTTTTTCTTTATACCTTTATCATAGCAGGGGGGACTGACATTTAGACCCCTTTTCTCGGGCGTGTCGGAATAAATCTTTGTGATGTCAATCACACTCACGCTCAAGGTCATTAGAGTATGTGCGGACTATATATACAAAACGGACATTTCAAATATGTGTATCATACAAATTAAAAATTTATTAACATTTTGTAAGATCTTAAATACTAGTTAACTGGAAAATAAATACAGTATAATTATATTATGACAGTTTACAGTAATTCAAAAATGAAGCTAGGTCCTCAATGGGAAAGAATCGGTATTCAAAATTGGGTATGGAGAAATTTTCTTTCTGCTGATGAGATCAAAGAAATCATGGAAGAGTGTGCAGAACAAGAAGCGGCAGGAACAGATTTTGACTCTAGGCATTCCTTTGACATTAAAGGCTTAAACAAATACAAAAAAAGAATTATTAACTCCATATTTGGTCAGTATGATAATGACTTTAGAATTCGAGATATGAACAGGATAAGTATTAGGCCAGTAGGAGCTGGGCATATAATTCACTCAGATGTTGAAAACTGCGTAGCTAAACTTTTAAAATTAATGGTTGGATCAGATGTTACAGAGAATGTCCAAAAGCATTGGACTGGTGGCTTTGGAATGATTTTATACTTTAATGATGATTACGAGGGTGGAGAGATATGCTATCCATTAAACGGAATAGAATATAAGCCTGCTGCAGGAGATATTGTAATACACGAAATAGAAGCTGTACACGGGGTAAAAAAGGTAAAAAGCGGTAAAAGATACACACACGCTACTGGTATTGATGTATTAATAAATTTCAATAAGTCTGAATACGATAAATCAAAATGGCCATGGTCTGAATTTGGATATGTAAGAGATCCAGAAGATTTTTATATGGATATTAAAAAAAGCCCAATATTACATCAGCCATTAGCAGATTATCAAAAAATTTATGTTGAAGAGAATTTATACGCAGAAGAGTCATCTCCTAAACAAACTGGATCTGATCCATTAAATAAATCAGATACATATTCAAATTAGTCAACTAGAATATGATATACTAGTAAAATGATTAAAGCGCAGAAAGTATTAACTATAATTGGCATGATTCTAGTTGCAGTCTATTGTTTAATTGGAATATTGCTGTGAAGTGTGACTTTTGCGAAAATCCAAAATATGTTGAGCGTCTTAACGCTAAAGGCATACTTGAAAACTTTTGCACTCATTGCATCGAAAAGTTAATAAGGGGCGGGGTAAAGTAAATGCACGAGAAAATTCAAGAAGCTATAGATCTAAACCAGGTTGCAGTATTTAGATCATATTTTACAGAATCTCCAACATGGTATGATGTTATTGAGTTAATGCATAGAGCTTCCAGTAGCACAAAGCAAATATTTTCTGATGACCCAAGAAGTATTTCTGGAACTATACTAACATACAACAGACTAGATCCAGTTATTGTGGGAGCGCTAGACTTTAAAGATATTGGCATCTACAAAAAGTTTTTGCAAAATGAGGATAAGTTCACAGAACTATTTGGCTACAGATTGCTTAATAGTGGTCCAAAGGTTATATGTAATCTGATTGGAAACGAAGCAAACGGCTACTACATTCATCCAGATAACCACAATGTATTTCTTTGGCACTGCGAAGGTCAGGTTGAATGGAGAATTTACAAAAATATCTCAGAATCTGATTTTCACAAAACTGAATCTGAAGCAGAATATGAGTCTATAGTCTTAAACCCAGGAGATGCAATTTTTTGTCCTATTGGAGTAGTTCATCAAGTAGTAGTGTCTGAGCCTAGAGCTTCTTTTGTTTTTGCGTGGTGATATAATATTATTATGAGATATCTTAAAGATCAATATAAAGAATTATGTCCAGGCGTCCATGTTTGGGAAAATTTTTTATCTCAAGATGAGCTAGTTCCAGTTATGGAAGAGATACTATCTTCTGATTGGACAACTACTGACCATGTACGTGGACTAAAAAGCTTTCTTCAATATAAACAAAGAATGTTAGACTCTGTAAATATGCCAGATGCTGTTTTGCAAGATTTTGATCATTGTGTTGTAAGATATGAGAGTATGGGATTTGATCCACATGTCGACATTTTAAACTTTGCAAATACTATATACAACAACGAGATAGACAAAAACTCCGAATTAGAAAAAGTGGCTTTAGTAGAGGCTAGATTTGGGTTTATTTTATATTTTAATGATGATTATACTGGTGGAGAAATATGTTATCCAGAATTTGATTTTTGCTACAAACCAAATGCTGGTGATTTAGTAATACACGACATAAAGAATATACACGCAGTTAAAAAAGTAAAATCTGGAGCTAGATATACTCACTCTGCACAACTATCTGATAATTTTTATGTAACCAAAGAAACACACGCATTGATTGATTGGCCAGAGACTGAGTTTACTTTGGATGATTCAAGATTTCATTATACGGTTAGACACGGGAAATCAAACAATACAAGATTAAGTAAGTTTATGGAATCATACATAGACGAGCATCTCTACTCGTAGATTAAGGTTTGTAAACTACTGCAATTCCAGTAGGAAGCATTTGAACATCTATACCTAATGACTCAAAAAATTCTTTAACTGCAACTTCTGCTCCTGAAGAGTATGAATCATGAAGATCAATAAAAGCCATACCACCAGATACAATCTTAGACCATAACTCATTTAGAGCTATTTTTGTTGAAGTGTATAGGTTTAAATCAATATAAAGGAATGCAATGTTTTGAACTGTATCAAAATTTGCGGGGACCCTACAAACATTAATTTTTACATTATCAAATTGCTTAAGAACTGTTTCTGGTTCTGTTACATCGCACTTGTATACATTTTCTAAATAATACTCATTATCACACTCTATAAGGTCTTCAGCAACTACTTTTTCAAATGAGTCAAATAGGTGAAGTGTTGTTTTGCATTCCTTTGCCATATAAAAAGCTTCTTCGCCTCTATAAACACCACATTGAACATAATCTCCTTGAACGTGTGCAATTTGCTTTAATGCACTCCATAGGATGTAGTATCTTTCAAAGGGATCCCAGAGCTTTAGCTCTTCTTCTTCAGTAGCAGCTAAATTAAGTTCTAGAGATATAATTTCATTTAAAACTTCAAGAAATTCTGGGTCTAATTCTTTTGTTATCCAAGGCTCGATTGTGTAATTCATAAATTAATTATATCATGTATAGAATATTAGTCAACTAGGATTTACATAGAGTATAATTGTATTTATGACACAATCAATACACTTCATTGGAGATTCTCATGGTATTCCTTTATACAATGCTTTTTTATGTTTTACTAGGAATCCAATTGAAAATGAAAATACAATAATTCAACCTTATCCACAAGAAGATTATAGAGTTACATATGATAAAAAGAATGATGTTGAGTATCATTTTCATTCTGGGCCTGGTAGATTAGCCTATAATATTGATTATAATAATTTAAATTTTTCTAAGCAAATAAAAAGCGGGGACACAGTAATAGCCTATTTGGGTGAATGTGATATAAGAATCTATTTGCCTAAATACAAAAACACCAAAGAAATAGTAGAGGCTTATGTACATAATACCAAGAATCACTTCAAAGATAATCCAATATTCTTCTTGACTCCAGTTCCACCAATAGACCAAGGATATGGAGTTTCTAAGGATGATCCAGATACTATGAAACGGATTAACTATTGGTCTGAGCCTGAAGATAGATTAACTGAATATAAGATCTTTATGGATCACCTATCTAAAATGTGTATTGAGCTTTCCTTGCCCGCCCCTATTGATATTAGTTTTGGCCAAGAGTATCTTTCCTCTATACATAGAGATTCAAATATGGTTCATGTAAGAACAGAGCATGGCAAGAAGATAGCCAAAGAAATTATGAAAAGGTCTGACCTATACAACTAGACCACCATTGGCTCAACTGTCCTTAAAAGGCCATTGTAGCCCTTCTGTGGTATACCGTGTATTATTGCTCCACATTGTGTTTCACGTGAAACCATATATTCTAGTTGACTAGATATGCTCTTTCTCGCCGACGCACTTTTTTCGCACTTTAAGGCATGTAATATGCTGGATGTTTAATTAAATAGTCCATATAGACGTATCTAGTACCAGATATAACTGTTTTAGTATAATGTTCATATTCTATCCCAGATTTAAATATTAAAAGATCGCCAGCTTCTGGCTTATACTCAAATCCTATATTTGGGAATACTATCTCTCCGCCGCCGAAGTCACTTACATATACCGCTATTTTATAGGGTATGATTTCTTTATATAATTCCATTTTCTGTGAAAGCGAATGTTCTGTATTAGAAGATTCTCCAGTATCTATTTTAAGGAAATTGCTATGAGAGAAAATCCAAAATTCTGGGGCAAATAGATTAATAATCTTGTCGTGAAACTCTTGATCAATAATGTCTATGCTTAATTTGCCATCCCAATACTCCCCAGATATATCTCCTGGGACTGCATTTTCGTGTTTATGCCAGCTATCTTTTTTAAATGAAGAAAGCTGTTTTACAAAATGGTAGCATTCTTTTTTTGTAAGGAATCCCTTGTATAGGTAGATCCCTTTATGTATTTCTTGTAGGTTAGAGTGAGCCTCAAACTGTTTTAGCATTTACTTCGTCGTGGTCAAAAGGAAATGCATTTGCTAGCTCTACTCCTTCTAGTCCAGAAGCCTGCAACATTTTAATTCTTTCTGCAGTAAACTGTGGATTTTGCTTTAATGGTTGCATCCAGGTATGTTGAAATTTTTCAAAGTCTGTGTCAACATCTTTGATCTGCTCGTAATACTCTGGAGTCTTGTAATTGTAAAAAGTTCCTGGGTTGTCTTCTGCTTTTAAAACAAAGTTTGAAAAAGCATATCTAACTCCCTTTGTTACTTCCTTTACTCCGTGAGTATGAGGAGAAAATGCGCCATGGACTACTAGGTCTCCTCTTTCTGGCTTAAATTCTAATATTTTTGAATTTACATCTGGGTCTTTTTTAGATCCATCTTCATTAATGTTTACGTAAAAGATCTCTCCGCCTTCAAAGTCTCCAAAGTAAGCAACTAGGCCGTAATCTAATTCGCAGCAAGTTTTCCATACATCTACCTGTGAAAGTCTGTGGCATTCGCCTTTTCCTGGAGAATCTGAGTGGGTAAACATACCTTGCTTCATATGCTCACTTATAACTAATACGTTGTTTTGTGGGTGGATAACATATTCTGGATACAATAGGTCGCTAGCCTTTTCCCAAAGTTTGTGTAGGCCACGAATTGGTGGAGAAAGCTTATCCGCATACCAGCTAATTAATGTTTGTTCGTAGACATCGTCATACTTGTATTCTTTAAGTGCGTCTTCTACAATTTTGCACTCTTCGTCAGTATAGAACCCCTTAAATAAAAATACTCCGCTAGGTGTTCCATAATCGTCTGGGAAAAATGAAAGTCGTGTGCAATCTTCTCTATCGTAAAACATTATTTTTCTACCATCCTTCTTATAAGTTTTTCAAGTTTTGATATAGTTTTTTTATTTTTGTGCTCAATTTTACAGTTCTTGTCACACGCTTGTTGGTGATTAAACTGCGGGCTTGCCATAAACTTAGCAAAATGATGTGGTGCCATAGTAATTATATTATAGCATGCAAAACCCCTACGGAGGCGGATCCGTAGGGGTAATGTGCATTTTCATGCATACGCTAGGATTTACTCAACTAGCGTAATATTGTTTATTCTTTTGTTAAAGTAATGTCTTGCTCAAAAACCTTTTCTGCTACTTGTCCGAGCAAAAATGAAATTGAAGGGTAGAACTCAGCATTTTTTTCTTCTGCTTCTTCTTCTGTCATACCAATCTTAATCATTGCGTTTTTGTTTGCTAGCTGAAACTCATTAATCATAAGTTCTGTAAAGTCTGTCTTATTCATTTTCTTCTCCTGGTTTAAAAGAGGGGACTGGCCCTAGTAGGTATCCCGCCTGATGATATTCTATCATTTTTTCAACATCTTGTGAACCCACTACCTTATTTGCAATTATAGATAGTAAGTCATAAATTCTGTGTAGCATTATGTAGGTAACCATTGGTAGGTTATCTTCTAGATTACTAGTTTCCGCCTTCTGGTCTTCCTGCATCTAACCACCATATTTCTCTACCCATAGCATCCGTTTCGGAAACTATTCCTGACTCAAATTCAAACTCTTTTTTGTTCATCTACCAATTTTACTATATTTTCATACTTAGACAAGCCCAAGGTATTTTTATAATTGCACTCAAGGCAGTATAAGTATATAAGGGATTCTCCATCCCCGTTACATAAAAGAGAGCCTTGATCTTGTGGGCATAAAAGCTTGGGAACAAGGCCCTCTTCCGAAAGTTTAATGTAAGTAGACACGTACTGTATCTTCATTACACTTCCTTTCTAATTTGATGGGAATTTTAAATAAAATTCCTGTGCCCTTGGGGTTAAACCCTTCCAAGCTGACCAATCACTTCCGCCATTAGTCATGTAATACGCTATCTCTGCATTTTTAGTTGGGTCAAACAATGACTCATTTGACTTTAATTCAAATTTTTCTTTACGATCCACGCCGAGGCTACCCAACATATTGATCTGAAAAATTCCGTAAGAACTGTCTCCAGTATTCCTGTTACCATTATATGCTAGAGGTCGTCCGTTAGACTCTCTCTTGGCAATGGCCCAAGCCGTTTTAAGGGCTTTTCCTTCAAAGCCTACTGCTTCCAGTAGTTCTTTCAGTTCTGTGTCCGAAAGCATTTCTGAAGGCTTATAAACAGTATTGCTGTACTTCTCTAAGGTTTCTTTCTTAAGTTGTACTTCTGTCTTTGGTTGTACTATTAAAGCTTGTGCATATGTTGCATTAACTGTGTTGGAAAACAAAAACATTACTGTTAGTGTTATCGCAGCATATTGATGAACAATATCGCTTAAACTTTTCTTTATATTCTCCATTGGCATTTCCTCCTTTAGAGATAGCGAACTATAATCATACCATTGTGTTTGCAAATATGTCAAATACTTTTTGTCTTGACAAAGAATATCTATTTAGTATAATTCCAATAGGGGGGTCGGGGGGTCAGCAAATCAAATAAAATCAACATATATTATATATATGTATATATAGAGTATTATATATTATAGTTAACTAAAAAAGCAACATAAAGTTATTTTTCTTTTCTTTTATAAAAAAGTTTGATACACTTAGACTTCACTTAAAAAATAAACAATCCGTCAGTCGGAAGAAGAGGCGACACATGAAAAATACTATCGAAAACCCATATGAGAATTTTATTGCACTATCCAGATATGCTAAATGGGTAGAAGCAGAAGGACGTAGAGAGACATGGGGAGAAACAGTAGACAGATATTTTTCTTTTATGACAAATCACTTGCAGGAAAACCACAATTACATTCCAAATGAAAAGCTTGTTGCGGAATTAAAAGAGTTTGTGTTTGAAAGAAATGTAATGCCATCAATGAGATCAGTCATGACTTCTGGAGCCGCATTAGAAAGAGACAATGTTGCTGGATATAACTGTGCATTTTTACCAGTTGATTCTCCAAGATCATTTGACGAAACAATGTATGTTCTTATGTGTGGAACAGGTGTTGGATTCTCAGTAGAATACAAGTACATTAATAAGCTTCCCCCAGTCCCAGAAACTTTGGAAAAATCAACTACAGTTATTACAGTAGAAGACTCTAAGCAAGGTTGGGCAAAGGCATACCGTGAGTTGCTTGCATTGCTATGGTCTGGACAAATTCCAGCAATAGATGTTACTAAAGTTAGGCCAGCTGGAGCAAGACTTAAGACAATGGGTGGTAGATCATCTGGTCCACAGCCACTTGTAAACCTTTTTGATTTTACTATTGCGAAATTTAAAAACGCTACTGGTAGAAACCTTAAGCCAATTGAGTGCCATGACATTATGTGCAAAATTGGAGAAGTTGTAGTTGTTGGTGGAGTTAGACGTTCTGCAATGATTTCTTTATCTAACATTAATGACATTGAAATGGCACAAGCTAAGTCAGGAAACTGGTGGGAGCAAAGCCCACAACGTGCATTATCAAATAATTCAGTTGCATATTCTCGCAAGCCAGAAATGGAACAGTTCATTGCTGAATGGAAATCTTTATATGATTCCAAGTCTGGGGAACGTGGTATTTATAACGTAGCGGCAGCACAGGCACAAGCTGCAAAGTATGGTCGCAGAGATCCAGACATCCATTATGGAACTAATCCGTGTTCTGAGATTATCTTGCGTCCTTATCAGTTCTGCAACCTTTCAGAAGTTGTATTGCGTGAAAACGACACTAAAAAAGATATTCAGCGCAAGGTAGAGCTAGCAACTATCCTTGGTACATGGCAGTCAACTCTTACAGACTTTAAGTATCTTAGAAAAATTTGGAAAGACAACACAGAAGAAGAAAGACTTCTAGGAGTTTCTTTGACTGGGCAATTTGGTCACAAGTTTATGTCTGGTAAAGAAGATTTAATTTCACTAGAAGCATTCTTAATGACATTGCGTGAAAAAGCAAGAGAAATAAACAGAGAAGAGTCTGGAAAAATTGGGATTCCCGAGTCTGCAGCAATCACATGCGTTAAGCCTTCTGGAACAGTATCTCAATTGGTCGGGGTATCTTCAGGAATGCATCCTTGGCATTCTCCATATTATGTTCGTACAGTTCGTGGTTCAAAGGGAGATCCAATTTCAACATTCTTAAAAGAAGTTGGGATTCCAGTTGAAGATGATGTAATGAAGCCAAATGAGACTTATGTATTTTCGTTTCCAGTAAAAGCACCAGAGGGTGCAATTGTTAGAAATGACTTGACAGCAATTGATCATTTAAATATATGGCTTGTATATCAACGTGCATGGTGTGAACACAAGCCTTCAATTACAGTTTCTGTAAAAGAAGATGAGTGGATGGAAGTAGGAGCATGGGTATATAAAAACTTTGATGAAGTTTCTGGTATTTCATTCCTGCCTCATTCAGAGCATACCTATAAGCAGGCTCCATATCAAGAAATTTCAAAAGAAGAATATGATGCCCTAGTGGCAAAAATGCCTAGCAACATTCGCTGGGAAGATCTATCATTTTACGAGACAGAAGACGGAACCTCAACAAATGCAACTCTAGCCTGCAGCTCAGACGGCAATTGCGAACTTGTGGATATTTCGGCTTAGTGGTAAACTTATAGGATTGGGTAACACCAAAATTCATGGGCAACCCCGCCCACGAGGAGATGATAAAAAATGGCTATCAAAAAATTTGATAAAGCTGATTTAAATAAAGATGGGAAAGTAACTATGCAAGAACAAATCTTAGCAGCAATAGGAACTTACGGAAGAGCATTTTTGGCAGCAGCCACGGCTCTATATATGACTGGCAATACAAATCCAAAGGATTTAATTGCGGCTGGAGTAGCAGCAATTGCCCCAGTAATCCTAAAGGCATTAAGCCCAAGCAATAAAGAGTTCGGATTTACATCCAAGTAATTATTAGTCAATTGAGAATGCCCTTATGCTAAAATAGTGTAAGGGTATTTTCTTTTTAGGAGTAAAAATGGCAGCTCAAAAAAATTTTCAGGTAGACGAGAATGCAACGTTTACTTTTGAGTTGCAATACCTTGATGAAGATAACGCTCCAATACAATTAAACCACCACACAGCAAAGATGCAAGTTAGAGATACGCAAGGTGGGAAAAAATTAGCATTTACATTAACAGAGCAAGACGGTATTACAATAATACCTTCAATTGGTAAACTTTCAATTTCTATTTCTGCAGATAGGACTAAAAAACTTTTTTATCCAAAATCTGCTTATGACCTAGTATTGGTTGATCCAAGTGTAAACGTAACAAGACTTTTAGAGGGATACTTTACATTAAATAGGGCGGTAACACTATAATGGCAACCCGCCTGATTGTAACCGAAAATAATCCCCTAGTAGTAGTAAGAGCTTCTGGTTCCCCTGGAAGAACAATAATCAGCGGAGAGGGAAATCCAGCAAACTCTCTTGGAGTCCCAGGAGATTTTTATTTTGATCAGCTTACCACAAGGTTTTGGGGACCAAAATCTGCAACTACAGATACCTGGAGTATACAGAAAAGCTTTATCTTGGATAAGCAGATATCTTACATGTATTCATGGGAAATGAGCCAAATTACTGGACCAGTAAATGGCATATACTCTGTATCAATTAACCACAATTTGCAATTCCACCCCAACGTAGCAGTTAAGTCAAGTTCTGGCGACTTATTAGAAACGGGAATAGACTATAATAGTATTAACCAAATAACATTGACAATGGCCCAGCCATTTTCGGGGACAGCATACCTGTCCTAAAAAGGAGATAAAAAAATGGCAAGAAAATTTTTAGTTAGCATTGATTTAAACAAAAATGAGTTACTCAATGCTAGAATTCAAAACTTAGGAACTGCACCATCGAGTCCAGTATCTGGTCAAGTTTATTATGACACATCAAGCAATGTCATGTATTACTACAATGGACTTTCCTCTCCTAATGGCCCATGGATGCCAATGTCTGCCTCACCAGAGGTTATACAAGATATTATTAGCACAGCAGTACTTGGCGGAACAGCATTAACTGCTACTTATTCAGATGTAGCAGGAACATTAACATTAGATTTAGATAACACAGCAGTAAGCACAGGGTCATACGGATCTCAAACAAAGATACCAACATTCACAGTAGATCAGCAAGGTAGATTAACATCTGCTGGTGAAGTAGATGTAGCAACAGAGCTTTCAATAACTGGAGATACTGGCACAACTGCAATATCACTACTTACAGAAGGATTAACTGTAAATGGCGGAGAAGGAATTGATGTTGCTGTAACAAATAATGCAATAACAATTTCTGGTGAAGACGCAAGCACAACAAACAAAGGCGTTGCCTCATTTGATGCAGCAGACTTTAATGTAAACGCAGGCGTAGTAACAGTAAAAGATATTAATTTAGACTCACAAACAACTGGCGACTATGTAGCAACTATCATTGGAACAGCAAATGAAGTTACTGTTTCTCCAAATAGTGGACATAACGCAGCCGTAACAATAGGATTACCAGACAACGTAGAAATTACTGGAAACTTACAGGTTGGCGGAAACTTAAATGTACTTGGAACTGTTAATTCTGTAAATACAACACAGATTAATATTGAAGACAATAAGGTAAAGCTTAATAGCACATTTACTGGTGCCCCTACAACAGATGCAGGAATTGTTGTTGAGCGTGGAACAGAAACAGATGTTGAAATTCTATGGAATGAAACATCAGATAAGTGGACATTAACAAACAATGGCACAAACTATCACGCAATTACTAGAAAGCATTCAGAAACATTAGGTGCATCAGCAACTTCTTACACAGTGACACACAATCTTGGTACAACAGATGTAACTGTTCAAATATTTGAATCAGCTACACCATTTGCTCAAGTAGAAGCAGATGTTCAAAGATCAAATGCTAATTCTGTAACTATTAACTTTGCCTCTGCACCAGCTGCTGGAGAATACAGAGTAGTTGTAGTAGGTTAATCGTGTCTAGACAAATGCTAGTCCCATTAAGACTTCTAGCTTTGTCAACAGACCCAGTTTTTGGACAAGTTGGCGAAATTTATATAAACACGATAACTAAAAATTTACGTGTTCATAATGGAACTACTTGGATAGAACTTACCCCACCTAGCACAGACCCAACACCGTTTTACATGCATACTCACACATTTGATGGAGATGTACACACAATTGATATTCAAAATCAAATTGATTTTAAAGCATTAGAAAACCCTAACACTCCAGGACTAGTTCTTCCATTAGTTATAGGCTATGACGGAGGAAGACCAGGAGACATTTTGGGTCAAGCTTCTTTTGAAGAAGAAACACTATTTGATGCAGGATTTTTTGATGGAACGCAAGAAACAGTAGAAACAGGAACAGGAGGCGGAGGGTCGGAAGACTTTGACGCACCATCACTTGACGGAGGAAATTCATAATGGCACTAAAAATTCAATTAAGAAGAGATATAGCAGCAAACTGGACAGCAAACAATCCATTGCTTTTAAATGGTGAAATTGGAATTGAAACCGATACATTAAAATTTAAAGTTGGTAATGGAAGCCAAAGATGGAACGCTATTGAATTTTATGCATTAAAGCCAGGAAGCCCAAATGGAGTAGCCACTCTAGATTCTTCTGGTAAAGTTCCGTTGTCACAAATTCCAGCCTTTAATTCAATTCAAGACTTAGAGTCAGCAATAACATCTGCCTTTAACTCAAAGACAACAACAAATATTGCAGAAGGTACAAATTTGTACTTTACCCCAGCCAGAGCAATTGCAGCAGGACAAACAGCATTTGATCCAATTGGTTCTGCCAATCAGGCAGTAGTAACTGCAGCAACTAATACTGCTACTAAAATAAATGATCTTATTAATTCTGCGCCAGGAACCCTTAACACTTTAAGCGAACTTGCAGCAGCCCTTGGTAACTCACCAGATACAATTACAAATCTTACAGCCTCAGTTGGTTTAAAGGCACCACTTGCATCCCCAGCATTAACTGGTGTACCTACAGCACCAACTGCAGCTATTAACACAAATACAACGCAAATTGCTACAACCGCTTATGCAAAAGCAGCAGCAGATGCTGCACAAACTGCAGCAGCAACAGATGCCACAACTAAAGCTAATTCAGCAATAACCACTGCAGCAACAGATGCCACTACTAAGGCAAATGCAGCTCAGGCTGCAGCAATAGCCGCAGCAGCAGCAGACGCTACCACAAAGGCTAACTCAGCACAAGCAACAGCAATTACCGCAGCATTAGCAGATGCAAACGCTAAGGCAGATGCAGCTAAATTGGCAGCAATAGCTGCAGCAGCAGCAGATGCAACCAATAGAGTTTTTACAGCTCAAATGGCGGCACAAGATTATGCAGACAACGGAGATATTGAAACAGATAGCATCCTACGTGCTCACATGAATAATACAATATCTACTTCTATAAATGCATTAACAACATCTGATATAGAAGAAGGATCAAATAAATATTTTACAGACCAAAGAGCCAAAGCTGCAGTTGCACTAGATATAGCAAATGCAATCGCCGCAATCCCAGGAGGCGGATCCTCATTAGCTTCAACTACAGATCTTGCAGAAGGCACTAATTTATATTTTACAAACGCCAGAGCAGTAACTGCTACAAATGCAGCAAGAACAAATGTATTGTTATCAGCACTATCTGCTGTAGATGATTTAAGAACAGAATTACACGCAGATTTATTAAACTATATACCAGTGTCTGAAATAAACGCATTAAGTGGAATTGCAGGATTAGATGCAAGCGGAAAAGTATCAGAAACAACGATACCATCAACAATTGCAAGAACATCAGATATTACTTCTGCAATAGCAGGAATTGTAAATACAGCACCAGCCTCATTTGATACACTTAAAGAGATTGCAGATTATATTGCATCAGATCAAACTGGAGCATCAACTTTAACAACTTTGGTTGGCACTAAATTATCTTCAACAACAGCAGCTACAACTTATGCTCCAATTGCTTCTCCTACATTTACAGGAACAGTAACAATACCAGCAGGAGCATCTATATCTGGTTTTGCTACATCAATTAATTTAACTGCCGCTCTTAATGAAGCAAAGGCATACACAGACACAGCCAGAAATGGACTTAATAACTCACTTGGAGATTATCAGCCAGAGTCTGAGAAAAATCAAACTAATGGATATGCTGGTTTAGATTCAAGCGGTAAAATTCTTGTTTCTGCAGTTCCAGTTATATCTAATTCAATGCTACAAAATAGTGCAATTACTATAAACGGATCATCAATATCTTTAGGTGGTTCAGTAAATACTGGATATACTAACGGTATAAGCGGATCAAATGTTAATAAGATTACTTATGGAGCCAGCGCAACCCCACCAGCCAGCGGAAATGTAGCTGGAGATATATATATTCAGTATTAAGGAGTTCTGATGCCACTAAACATTTTTGATGGTTCTAGTTGGAACCCCTTTAAAAAAATAAATATTCATGATGGTTCATCGTGGGTTACTGCTAAATCTGCACAGGTATGGGACGGAACTTCCTGGAAATTATTTTCAACTGGAGTACCAAAAAATACTGTAGCCCCAGCATTTTCTCAAACATCTGGATCAGAGGGAGCAGTAGAACAAACTTTATCTGTTACAACTGGCACATGGGAAAATACTCCTACTTCTTATAGATATGTTTGGGAAGCAGCACCATATACAAACTCTACTTACAGCTGGCAACCACTATTAAATAATTCTGTTGCACAAACTCAATCTACTGCTTATGTCCCATTTAATTATGTTGGATATTTGATTAGATGTAAAGTTTATGCAATCAACGCATCTGGTGAATCTGATCCTTATCTAGTAGAGCCAGGAATGATATTGGGCCCACAAACAATTCCAGTCTTTATGGCTTATCCAGTTTCTGACGGAAAAATATACATGCTGTGGCAAAAATCTAAGGGTGCAAACGGATACTATGTTCAATATCAGGGACCAAATGTTGCCTTTACCGAATTGATACTTCCAGCGCACAATGAAGAACCAGGAACATCAGTTGGAACTGAATTTGGAAACAAGTACTTAGATTTAGGAACAGACAAACGAGGCACCCTAGGCATAAGCATTTGGCCAACAAATAATTCAAACCCATTTTCTAATGTGCTTGGTTCAAGAATTCAAGGCGGAGGAAAATATGTTGGTCTAACAACAATAAGAACCTCAACTCCACCATCAATTAATAGCTCATCCATTTCTGCTACTCAATCAGCTCAATACCCAAGCCTTATGGAGCTTAGAATGAACGTTAGTGTTGGAAGTTATGGAAGCCCAGCAGGAACTTTAGATTATTATTGGGGTCCAGGATATGTTTGGAATGGCGGAAACTTTATGTTAGCCGACAGAAATGGAACAAATTTTTCTTGTACAGCTAGCATCACAAACTCAGAAGGAACAGCTAGTTCATCTGCTTCATATACTACAGATGTATATGTTCCGCCAGAGCCAGTAATTACTTGGACTGGATGTGAATATTATACACAAAATAGTTCGTACGAATTTGAATGTAGTGGTACATATGGTAGAACTGCGTACTTTGATATTTCTTATTACAGAAAAGAAAAATTAAGTGATGGAGTTAGAACTGGCGTATTTGATTATAATTGTTCAACGACTAAGACATACACCTCATATGGTGACTGGTATCAGCAAGATGGTAATTGCGGATATGTTACACCGCCGCCACCAGCGTGTATATGTAACTATAGTGCTTCCGACACAGACAGCTACCACTTTGCCCCAGAATGTTGTCCTGGTGGCTCAGCAAGAGCTGGATCATTAAGTGGAACTACAACTAACGCATGTTGCCCCAATGTATCTAGAACTTGGACTGGATTTTATTCTTGTAATAACTATGACGTAAATGATCCAGCAAGCACAAATTATTACCAATGCTATTACAATGGACAATGTACTGCACCAAGAGACCCTTCAAACGGTAGACCTAAATGTTACTCATAATAATTGACAAAAACGAATTGAAAAGGGTATAATAAACTATGATAATTTATTCAGAAATAAACTGGTCTACTCCAGGAATAAAACAAAACCGAATTGATAATAATATTGAGGGTGGCAAGCCATTAGCATTCATTATAGGAGACACGGTTGTAGAAACAATGGCAACAGATAGATGGTTTTCTGATTTAATGGAAACAATAGATGAATTTAAAGATAATCCTGAGCATTCTTCTGAAGAAGTATTTGCAGTAGACTTAATAAAAGATGGCATTGTGGTTAACACACTTATTTGCCCAGAAAAAATTAGATCAATTTTATTGTCAAATCCAACACTAGTTGGCTGGACAAAAGAACAACACAAATATGCACAAATTATTGGTGTAGGCTGGAAGTATATTGATGGCGACTTTATAATTCCAGGAGAGCTTGAGTGACAGAAAAGACAGAGTGGGAAAAGTACCAAGAAAAAGAAAACCTTAGATCAGTAAAACCCTGGGACTTTTTAAACCCTAATACAAATTATGCCTCAGAAGAGTTGGCAGAATCAAGATATGATATTTGCAAAGCCTGCCCCGAACTAATTCAATTAACTAAAACCTGCAAAAAATGTGGATGTTTTATGTCATTGAAAACAAAACTTCAGGATGCAACATGTCCTCTAAATAAGTGGTAGCATTAAAGTTTTATACGGTATAATTATCTAAGTAACACAATCACACATAGGGGGTAGTCACATGGCCACCAGTTATCCAAATAACATAGATCAGCTTGTTAATCCAAGCGGGTCAGATACATTAGCGTCACCGTCTCATTCCGAACAGCACACTAATGCAAATGATGCTATTGAAGCGTTAGAAACAAAAGTTGGCGTAAACGGTTCAACAGATCCAGCATCACTAACATACAAAGTTTCAACTATTGAAACAGTATTGAATGATCTAGAAAATAGCACAGATACAATACAAGAGCTTTTAGGATTAGAGGGCAACAACGATCTAGCAGTCTATGGTATTGAAAACCCTACAAACGTAGACTCCTTTGCAAAAAACACATGGAGAACCGCTAAATATAACATTCAGGTGACAAAAGGATCCGATGTTTATACATCAGAGATTCTTGTTTCCCACGATGGAACAAACATAATGGTTTCAGAAGCAAACATTATCTCAAACACAAGCAACAGCATATTTACTTATACCTTTGAAGAAAACTCAGGTATAATTAGTCTAAGAGTAACCCCTGTTTCTGGTTCAATCTCAGTTAGATATGTCAGAACAGCGCTTAAAGCATAACAAAAAAGCAACAAGAGGAGTCATATAAATGGCAACAGTAACAAAAAACTTTAGAATTAAATCGGGCCTTATAGTTGAAGGTACTACAGGTACAATCAATGGCCAAAACATACTTACAGAAACAGGCGGGAATGCTTATATTCTCAACCTTGTTGGCGGTGCCACTCTTGTAAAATCTGTAGACGCAGGAACCTTTGCAGTCGATGGTGCAGGCAATCTTACAGTAAAGCCTAATACATTTGATTCATACGGATCAGCTTCAGCAGCTCAAGCAGCCGCTGCAACAGATGCCACTAACAAATCAGCAGCAGCACAATCTGCAGCCCAAGCATTTGCTACATCAGCAGACACAGCACTTCTTGGAACAGTAACAACAAATATTGCAACTGCTAAGACAGCAGCTGAAACTGCAGCAGCAGCAGACGCAACAACCAAGGCCAACGCAGCCGTTGCCACAGCAGCAACAGACGCTACTTCAAAGGCTAATGCAGCACAATCTGCAGCAATCTCTGCAGCAGCAACAGACGCTACTTCAAAGGCTAACGCAGCACAATCTGCAGCAATCTCTGCAGCAGCAACAGACGCTACTTCAAAGGCTAACGCAGCCCAGGCAGCAGCCGAAGCTACAGCTTCAGCAGATGCAACAGCTAAGGCTAATGCAGCCAAGACAGCAGCGGAAGCAACTGCAGCAGCAGCACTTACAGCAGCAATTTCAACAGAAGTTTCAAATCGTAACACAGCAATTTCAACTGCAGTAGATTCATTAGTAGACGGTGCACCAGCACTTCTTAATACATTAAATGAATTAGCAGCAGCAATTAATGACGATGCTAATTACACAACAACTATTACAACAGCTTTGGGAACAAAGGCTAATGCAGCCGATGTTACTGCAAGTCTTGCAACTGCCGCTTCAAATGCATCAGCAGATGCAACATCAAAAGCCAACGCAGCTCAAGCAGCAGCAGAAGCCACAGCATCAGCTGACGCAACATCTAAGGTAGCAGCAGAAGCCACTCTTAGAGTATCAGGTGACGCAGCATCAGTAGCGACAGCAGCAGCTGACGCAACATCTAAGGTAGCAGCAGAAGCCACTCTTAGAGTATCAGGTGACGCAGCATCAGTAGCGACAGCAGCAGCTGACGCTACAACTAAAGCTAA